GCGGCCCTCATATACGCCGGCGGGTCGAGATTCACTTGACGGATCTCCGATCGGAGAGAGTCGATCTTCGTCAACGTTGAGAACCTGTGGCCGACGAGAGTCTCGGTCGGATTCCAATCCGTCTCTCCGTCCTCCTCGGTCGGTCTCCATATCCTGATCAGAGCGGCCGGGTCGTCCTCGGAAGCGTTGATCGAGAAAGAAGAATCGGGGATCCCGAGAGTTCCGTCCGTCATAATGTGCTCGATCTGTCCTCGAGCGGTCCCGCCGGAAGAGTCCCAAGAGACGAAGTCGCCGAGGACAAGTTCGCCGGGGAGAGCTCGGAAAGATTCTCCCTCGTAAGTTCCGCCGGGATCAAGATCTTCGGCCAGCGAGACGGCGACCATTTGGTCGATTGCTTCGTCCTCGGTCGCGTGGCAAGCGAGAAGCTCGCCGTCTTCTTTCACGACGGCCCAATTCGCGCACTCGGGGTGGCGGTCGGTGATAAAGTACGGCACTAGTCGTTCTTCCTTATGTCGAGGACTCCAACCTCGAGACCGTCCGGGTCGCTGATCGCCCACAAGCGATCCTCCGGTCCAAGATTGAGAGTGATTGACTCACCCGGGTCGATATGAATCGAGTTTCCGGTTCCGACAGAGGATCCCCCAATGTATATGTATTCGTTCGAGCTCTTCGTCATATTGTGGAGATGGACTTCGTGAGGTTGGTTGTCGTGACCAACGATCTCCGTCGGAGTCGTGTCGGACAGAGTCACGAGCCTGTGAAGAATAGCCACTACTCGACCTCGTAGACGCTCTCGGGATCGACCGGGTCGATCTGACTGATTGGTTGAAGCTGAGACGACGGGAGGCCGGTGTGAGCGATCTCGGGAAGATCCAGAGCGACCAAGACTTCCGCCGGATCGTATCCCGCGTAGACCAAAGCTTGAGCCATTAGCACCCGCTCCCGCTGAGCCTTGACGTGGGACTCGGTCAGATCAACGTTCGCGAGCGGAACCCGGACAACGTTCGCCGAGTCGTCCGCCATTGGGGGAAGATCCTCGAGGCGACGGACGTCGTTGATTGTCAAGAAACCGGATTGGAGACCCGTCGAGTAAGCGCTCATTCGTGATTGAATGTCCGCGCGAAGGAGTCCGTCGATGTTGAACTTGAGGAAAGCGTCGCCGCCTCCGGGAGATCGAGCGAGAAGCGGAGAGAACCCGTCCTCGATTTTCTGAATGATAGGTCGGAGCCCGTGAGTGACCCACGCGAGATTGTTTTGTTCGACCGACGCGTAAGAGTTCGTTCCGGGAAGACCGAGAAGGTGCGGCGGGACGTTGAAGATTCGAGCGACGTCCTCGACAGCTAGGCGACGAGCCTCGATCGCTTGAGACTTCTCCGGGTCGATCTGCGTCGTTTTGAAAGTCGCGCCGCCGGTGAGGACTCCGGTCTTGTGTCCGCGCTTCCAACCTTTGTGTCGGTTGTCGAAGCCGCGTGCGAGTTCGCTCGCTTGCTCGGCGGTGAGGTTTCCGGGGAACTCAATCACGCCCGCCATATTTGTGCCGCTTCCGAAGAACTGTGCGGCGTACTTCTCGAGAGCCACGGCGAGACCGAGATTCTCCTTAAGCTGAGTGACGCGAGAAACTCCTCGAACGTCTCCGGGACGGACAAGATCAGGAATGAAGACGATCTCTTCGGACGTGAGCGGTCTCGGGGATCCTTCAACTTGGAACGTGAGGCGACCAACTCCGGATCGTTGAATCTTGACACTCTTCGGACTCAACACCGTCAAGTTCGTCACTTGTCCCGACCCGTTCGAGAACACTCTCACGAAAGCGTTACCGTCGAGCAAGAGCGAGACGATCAGCGAGTTGTAGAAAGCGACCCGGGGAAGATCGACGTCGGGTTGGTTGACCCACTCCGGCTTTGGTCGGAGAACTTGACGAGTCCCGTTCCGACGAGTGAAAGCGTCGAGCGGCAAAGTTGAGACCGTGTCCGCGATCAGAGAGATCGCCGAGAAGACCGCGTTCACTTGGAAGACGTTGTCCTCGGTGACGTAGGTCGCCGACAAGTTGCCGAACTGAAGATCGTCTCCGGACTCGAATACGGTCTGGTAAGAGATCGAGCGGTCCTCGAAGAGCCTATTGAATACCATTTATCGTCCTAGCGCGAAGCCGATCAAGATCAAGAAAGTCCCGCCTATAATGATACCAACCGGGACCGAGAGAAGAGCCACGCCGACCGTGACGGCCAAAGCTCCGACGAGTTGAATCGTTGTCGACATAACACCTCACACAAAGAATTGCGGGACTACTTCTTCCATTCTAGCGACTGTGGCGCGATCGTAGGCTAACGCAGCGGCGACGGCCGCGTCGATCTTTCGAGGAGATTGGCGATTCTCTTTCACAATCCTCGGACCGAGCCGATCGTTCTTCACGACCGCGTTGTCTAAGTGTCTCGCGAGAGTCGGATCTCCGTCGTGTTCAAGTCTTCCTTCGACGACAGCGTCGTAGAACTTCGCGCACGCCGGAACCATTCGCGCCGGAGAGCTCGAAGGCCACTCGACGATCGGGAGTCCTTGATCGGCGAGCACTTGCATAGATCTCTGCCACCTGTGCGGATCGCACGCGATCTCCCGCACTTTCGGAAAGCTCGCGCAGAAAGAAATGAGCGTATCTTCGACGTCGGCAATGTCGACGCGCCAATCGTCCCCGTCCTTCTCGAGATCCTTCTCCCAAGCTTTGACGAGAAACAAGCGGGCCGGGTCGTCTTTGCCCTTCGGGACAACACAACCAACAATGACGGACGCGTCCCCGGAGAAGGATCCGTCGAACCCGAGAACAATCTCGTCGTCCGGATCCGGTTGAAACTCTTTCGCACAAGCGTCCCACGAGCCGGTCGGGAGCCACGCAAGCTGAGACGAGACCCATTGGTTGCACCGTTTCGTCCGGAACTCGGCCTCCGGAGTTCGACGGACAGCGGAAACGAAGTCGGCCGGATCAGAGAGATCCCCGTATCCCGGGTTGGCCGCTTGCCAAGTCTCCTCGGATCTGTGGTCTCCTTCAGCTTCCCACCAAGCCATAAAGAACGACGGATCCTCCACTTCTCCTCGAGAGACGGCTTTCCCGTAGTTGTAGAGCGAATACGCGATCGAGTCTCGTCCGGTCGAGTCGCTTTTCTGGCCGGCCGTCGTGATCGCGACGAGCGTCGCCAAGTTTCCGCGCGCACCCATAGCTAGAGACATAACGTCGAAGAGCTCTCGATTCGGTTGAGCGTGGAGCTCGTCGAAGAGAATGAAGTGCGGGTTGAGTCCCTCCTTTGAATACGCTTCCGCCGAGAGAACCCGGTAGACGGATCCGAGCGTCGGCATTTCGATTGCGTCTCGGTAGAGACGAGTCAATCCGGACAGCTCCTCGGAAGCTTCGACGGTTCGCTTCGCGTCGGCGAAGACGATACGAGCTTGCTCCTTTTCGGCGGCCACAGAATAGACTTCGCCACCCTTTGGGCCGACAATTAGCGAATACAGCGCGAGGACAGATCCGAGCGCGCTTTTCCCGCTCTTTCGAGGCATACCGATTAGGTTCACCCGGTTCTTCAATCCTTGGCCCTTCTCGTCGTATTCAAAGATTAGGCGCACGAGTTGTTTCTGCCAATCGCGAAGAACCAACGGGTCTCCCGTCTTCCCGGCGACTGAGTCCTTTGTGACGATACCGAAAGTTTCCGCGAAGTCGATTACGAGATCTCCTTCGCCTTGGATCTCGGCGTTAGGATCTGCGGTGAGCCAAGCGGGAGGCCAAGAGTTAGAGTTCTTCACGGCGGCGACGGAGCTCCTCGATCTTAGAGATTCGCTTGACCTCGGCGACTCCGAGACGAGCTCGGTCGGACGGAGAGAAACCCAAGAGCGACAAGTTGGCGATGATGATTCGGGAGAGATTGTCGAGTCGTCGAGCCATTTGCATATTGTCCGATTGCATCACCTTGATACGCAAGTTCCATCTTTCGTCAATCATCTCGCACGTCATCAACAGAAGCTCGACGTCGGTGTCCGGGGAGATCCAAGCGATCCCCGAGTTCCATACGCGATCCCAAAGTTCTCGACCGTGAGTCAAGAGCGGACGGTGAGGCTCGGGAGCTTCTTGAGCCATTGGCAGAATCTCCAAAGATTGACCGTCGGGGAGAGCTCTCTTCCCGGGATTACCGAGTAAACGCTTTTGTTCGATTGGTTTGGCGGGTCTTCCGGCGGGCATAGTCCGACATTACCACCTTCGGTCGGTGCCACCCCGGTTCGTCGCGTCCGCGATTGTCAAGTTGAGGCCAGCGAGTTCCCGGTCTTTCCGCTTCGCTCGAGCTTCTCCGACTTCGACAGCGTAGGTGTGACAATCCTTCATTCCCCGCTTGGCGTAGAAGACGATCGAGTAACGATACCCGTCCTTCGTCCTCGACTTCATTGGCGTCACGCCGTGAACGAGGAAGTGTCCGTTGAAGTAAAGCGCCCACCCGTCCCGACAGTTGAGAGTCACGTTGTATTCGGGAATGTGGAGATGTCCGCCGTCCATTCCGCGACGAACAACCGGCATACCCGTCCAAGTGTCGAAGTTGGCTCCGTCTCGGTGATACGGGAGGGCGCTCGATTGGTTGATGTTTCCGGTCGTCCACAAAGTGTTCTCCGTCATTCTCCACTCGGGGAGAACCGCGTCCATCTTCGTTGAATCTTGTTCGTGAATCTCGGGCAGAGCTTCACGGAGTTGACGACCAAGAACGTCCGCCGTCTCGTTGAGAATCATTTGGGCCTCGGGTTCGTCCCAAGCTAACGAAGTCGGCGAGCAAGACTCCCGCTTGAGAATCACGTTTCGGTTTGTGAAGCCGAAGGATCTCGAGTTGTAGCGGCTTCCGCCGGACCGGAGAATCGTCGACATTCCAGCGCCAAGGACAGCTCGTCGAAGCTTCGTGACAGATCCGGCGAACGGGACGTACATAAAGACCGCCTCACCTGTGTCCGCGTCGCGATAGATCCCGGGCTCGTTGACGTCCGGTTGAAGATCCGGGACGCTCTCCCCGACGACGTTCGTCGCCTCGTCCGACGACATAACTCGTTTCACGTGAAACTCTTCAAGCTTGGTCATTTTCTAGTTTCTCCTTCACGAGCTTTTGAACGGTCGTGGCGTTGTCCGGGCTCCCGATCAGCTCCCCGACTCGCGCCAACTCTTCCACAATTCTCCCATAGTCCTCGTTCGGATAGTAGAGAATCACGGAACGCACTCCTCGGTTCCCGTAACGCTCGAGATACTCCTGATACGACGTGTCCTTCTTGTAAGTCGAAGGAGAGTCCTCGTCGTCGGAGTCGTCTTTCCGAATGATGACGATCTCTTCCATCTTCGACTCGTCGAGCAAAGCGCGGAAGTCCTCCACCTCGATCTCCGAGAACCCGATCGTCTCAATCTCGCCGGGATCCAATTCGTCGAACGCGGCGACCAAACTCTCAAGATTCCACTCCCCAAGTTGTCCGATCCGATTGTCTGCGATCGAGAAAGCTTTCGCCGTCTCAGCGTCGTCGTCGACCCAAACCACAGCGATCTCCTTCCACCCGAGATCCTTCGCCGCTTGATACTGGTGATTCCCGGCGAGAATCGCCTTCGACTTCCGGTGCGCCACGATTGGCTTCCGTTGACCGAACCGTTCGTACGACCGCTTGATTGCTTCGACGTCCCCGATCCGAGCGTTGTCTTTCTGAAGTTTGAGATCCTTCAGCGGGACCGCCAATCCTTCGAGATCCTTCGCGATCACCGTTTCTGCCTCCTTAGAGTGGCGGACATAAAATCGTTCGATACCCCACTA